CCATTCCTCTAACAAATTAGCAATTGCGTTTCTTCTTTGTATGTCGTTCTCTGTAATGTTCGATGGTTTACCATCCAAGGCAAACAGCTCTTTGAAATGAACAATATAATATCTGCCTTGCTTATGTAAGATATGGCACGATTGATACAGCACTCTTTCTTTACGGGAAGAAACACCAATACGGGTAAGAGTCTCTCTCACCTTCAAAAAATCATCTTGTTCATTGAGACTTACCTCAATGAATTTAGTCAAGTCTACCATTTCATTTCCCTAATCCACCAATTCTGGTTTGTTCTTTTAATTCTTGGATTTGTTCTTTGCTTAGTAGAGAAAGTGCCTCTCGGGCCTTAGTATCTGAGAAACCGTAGATAGTCTTTATACATTCTATATTATCACTCTTTTCAGATTTTACCCACTTCGCAAAAGGTCGTTTCTGTGACCTGACGGTATTTATAAGAAAATCATGCTGGAGTTTTTTATCGGCATGATGGCGTCTGTTCATCTCATTTGCGAACATAATGCAATCTTTATGATAGGAAAGACTACGATTTGTCAGAAAAGGTGAGTATTCTTTCTCTGTCAATTCATCGACAATTAGTTGCTTCTTTCCCTGCAAAATCTCTTTGACATAATCGAAAGGACTCATATAATCATCCTTATGAGACCAACCGAGTCAATCGTAACAAGAAGAAGATAGTTAGCAAGCATACCAAAAGAACTACGAGTCCAAGCAGCCCAAGCATACATGCCACAACCAATAATCCAAATAGGATAAAGAATAAGAAGGGGTGGGGTAGGAACTGTGAGAGCCATAGTGATACTGCAACCAATAGAAATAGCCCAAGCAAATACTTCCACGACAAAGCGGAATTGATTGCTTCTAAAATCTTCATGTATCCATGTCCAAGTGTTCTGAAATATTTCATTCATACAAACTCACAAGATACCATCAATTCAGTCAAACATGCAACAGTATTAATCTCTTGGTCAGCAACAAAGGCCGCCTTGTATTGATAGTCAGCAAGAATAATAACTGCCTGAGGAATGGATTGGGGTTTCAAAGTATCATAAAGTGCATCATACAGTTTACGATAGAGAGTTGACGAATCAATTTCATGTGTCGCAACCCATTTACGAATTGAACCAAAGTCTTTATCTTTGATGTTCTTTACGATTTCTTCAATCGATACTTCACCAATTTGAGACAGAATGCCTGTATCAATTTTACCTAATTGTGAGTATCTTTGAAGTTCATTGATTGCCCTACGAAAGTCAGGAAAATGTTTTTTGATGAGTTCTGCAATTACAGCATCCTCATACTCAACTTTTTCACTTTGCAGAATTGATTGAATTCTCTTAAAGAAGGCGGCCGCCATCTTGGCCTTCTCGCCATTCTTCAAAGAAAAATCTACGACTGCACACCGAGAATGCAATGGTTCGATGATGCGATTCTTATAGTTACAAGTAAAAACGAATGAACAATTACTTGCAAATTCTTCAACCGCATTACGGAGAATTGCTTGTGCGTTTGTTGTTAGATAATCAGCCTCATCTAGAATAATAACTTTACGACCACCAGAGAATGAAACAGATGAGGCATAGTTTTTGATTTTGACACGAATTGTTTCAACGCCATTCTCATCAGAACCATTGATGACCATAAAGTCACAACCAATTTCATTGCAGAGTGCTTTGGCAATTGTAGTCTTGCCAACACCTGCCCCGCCAGTTAGAAGCAGATTAGGAATCTGTTTCTGATTGACATACTCCTGAAATGGTTGTTTCAAACGATTTGGTAGAATACAATCTTCTACTGTTCTCGGGCGATACTTCTCTGTCCATAACAAATGTTCCATAGGAACTCCTCACAATATACATCATAAAATAATTAGTCACGCTCATTTAAACGAGCAACAACAGTCAGAATGTCTTCTTTTACTTCCCAAGAACCAGCAGGACCAGCAAAAAGAATAGTTACTTTCTTTTCTTTGTTGCCTTCTTTGGTTGCAACAACAGTCTCACGCTCATACACATTAATGATATGGTTAGGATTGATTGCAATTGTTTCATCAACATGACCTTCGACTGCATTTGTAAAATATTTGAATGCCATTATGCACCTTTCTCAAATTTAGAACCTGCCTCAGTTGTAACCCAATACTGAAGTGGTAGAGTTTTGTTTTTGAAATGTGAGATACCTTTAGATGAAATCGAAACATCATACGAACCAGACATAATCTTGGTAATGTTTTCTGTTTTGAAAATCATCTTGTATTTGTTGCCAGTGCCTTCTGTAATTTCTAGTGCGTCTGTGTGTGCGGAATCATTTGACAGGTCGAGAGTAACAATGTTGACTTTTTTGCCATCAGATTCAATTGCAATTTGTGGTGAAGAAAGAACATTGGCAGCCCGCATGATCCAATCAAAGTCTTCAAATTTCAATTCGAATTTGATTTCTGCATCAGGCATTGTCAATTGTTTCTCTGGCGGTGTGACAATCATGTTGGCAGGAGTAAAACGATACTTGATTTTACTACGACCTTTGTTGCCAATGATTGTAACTTGTTTGTCATCGAATTCAAAAGACGGATCATCTTTGTGTAGAGAAATGACCGACAGAAAATTGTTCAAATCATAGATGCCAAACTCAGCAGGAATATCTTCTTTGATATCAACTTCTGCCAGAATATTTTTATGTGAAGAAACTGTTTTGAGTTTCTTACCAGGTTTGAAAAGAATACCTTGGTTGATTGCACCAAAGTTTTTCAATACAGCAATTGTTTCGTTTGATAATTTCATAGTGACCTTTCATAATTAAGATTTATCAACAGAATACATTATATCATGTTCATACAGAAACATCAAGCAGCAAAGTGCATGTGCCAGGTGATGTTTACCTGATTCTGGATCAATTTGTTCACCTTCTTTCCATGCCCATACATGTCTTTGTAGGGCATCAAAGTACCTGCGTTTAGAATCAGGTACAACTTTCCAATTGTCCGGTTCATACTTCTCGGCGCCAAATGTCAAAACATCAACTGTAGCTTTGAGTGCAAGTGGTGGCACAAGACCATATTGCAATTTGCCACCATCGAACTTACGACCACCAGTTGTTGTATTTTGTGATGCCTTTACTGGATCAATCTTCCAATCACTCTCACCTGGTCCAGTAAATGAAACTTTCCAATTTGGATGCATTGGATATTCAGCGTCCATTACAATCTTCCTGTGTATTGTGCAACCGCAGGCATATTACCAGTGAATGCATAAGTGCCAATGTGTTGCGTTTTCATCCACGGACATAACCAAACTTGTCCGCCAATCTTACGCCACATTTGACAGAACATATAATCTTCACTTAGATAACGGTCAGAACCACCACCAGTAATTGAATCTGCGGTATCAATTACGGTATCAAAGAATGCGTGAATGTAACGAGTGCCGTCAAAGTTTGCTTGACCAACATGGTCAGGTTTATAGTGAATCATTGGATAAGCATCTTTCATCTTATCAAACACTTCACGCTTGACCATCATAAAGCCAGTACCAATTTCTAAAACTTCTAATGGGTCGGTAACTTGGAATTGTTTTGTGCCTTTTACAACATTGAACACATACTCACCAACAAGAGTTTCTAATTCTTTTGGTTCCATGTTTGGATGATTTCTTGCGGCTTGGGCGACATTGCCCCAATTGATTGATTTCTTAGGATAAGGACCACCAATTACATCTTTATTCAACGCCAGCATTGCAATTACATCTTGTGGATTGTAATGAATGTCAGAGTCAATAAAGAGAAGGTGGGTAAAATCTGAACGGAGAAACTCATCAACAAGATAGTTGCGAGCCCGTGTAATTAATGATTCATTGAACAGAAATGAGAATTTGGTTTCGATGCCATATTTCGACATTGTGGTCTGTAGGTCGAGGCATGATTTGATATAGAGACCATGTGCCATGCCTCCATACATTGGTGTTGCCACAAACACCTTATGCTTTTTCAAATCTTCAACTTTAACTTGTATTTCCATGACAACTCCATAAATGAAAAAAGAGGAAGTAACACCTATATGTATTACTTCCTCTATGCTTTTTCTAAACTATTTTAGGCAAAAGCACGGACTCCGTTCTCACGCAAAGCACGAATGCCAGCAGCAATCATGCGCTTGGTAGGAGTGCCAAGGCGATAGAAAGAAACTTTCTCACCGTTCGCATTGATGCGAGTGTTCAGATAGATGGCATGACCATCTTTACGCAGTTCGTCAATCACGGCAGAAGGATTGGCGGCACCGAACATCGACTGCATTTTGTTGGCAGTCAGGGTGTTGTAAGAAGAATCTTTCGACAGATAAGAAAGGACTTTAGATTTAACAGACATTACGAAATACTCCATAAAGATTAAAAAGGCCGCAGTTAAAAAATCATTTGAGAGGCGACCGTTCTCTCAAATCTTGTTACAATTATATTATACTTTTATGTGTATGTCAACACTTACTTCGGTAGTAATTAAAAAAAGACCCATCGTTACCGATGGGTCAAAGTGCCGACCACTAATTAAAAAGGTTGTTCTTCTTCACTACGCATTTCTACCTTTGTTTCTTCGGGTTCAACTACAGGTGCCAAAATTTCTTCGGCAGTAGCACCCGCATCAACTTTGGTATACAAGTCAATGAATGACATTTTGGTATCGTCATCAAAACGATTCAGACAGAGAGTAATTGCCTTCATCTTATCGCCAAAGATGCCATAGGTTTCTACGATATGCACAAGACGGCGAGTGGAAATCACTTCATCGCAACCGCCATCAGCAAATGTTTTACGAATAACATCTGCCCAAGTAACAAGTTTCTCAGCAAAGTCATCGTCAGCACGACCGGCAGATACCAGTTCTTTCTCAATGATTTTGCGTTCAATCTTGGCAGGAGGAAAGTTTTGTTCCATTGTGGTACGAAAGCGTTCGAGGAAAGCCTCATTCAACACATTGGTAAACATATAACGACCATCGTCAGAACCTTTACCTTTTGTATTCGCAGTCGCAAACACAGTAAAGCCAGGCGCCGGTGTAATTACTTCGCCTTTCTTCTTCAACATAAATGGTTTACCTTCGAGCACTCGCTGAAGACTGGAAAGATTTTGAGCACCGTAGTCAATCTCATCGATACAGAGAACAGCACCTTGTCGAGCAGCAGTAGTCACAGGACCATCACGCCACTCCATATTACCATCAATGAGAACATAGTTGCCAAGCAAATCACTCTCATCGGTTTCAGGTGTCATTGATACACAAACGAATTTGCGTTTTGCCTTGGCACAAGCCTGTTCGATAGACATTGTTTTACCATTACCAGAATGACCAGAAATGAAAACAGGAAAGAAACGATTCGCCATTACGATGGACAAAACATCTTCGTAGTTACCAAACGGCACATAGTTTTTGTATTGTGCAGGTACTAGATTTGTTTCATCTAGAGCCGTAGTCACATTTTGAATGCGACTGCCAGATTTTTCTACTTGTTGTTTTGGCATTTGAATTACTTGCCCTTGCATTGAAATTGCGGTAGAAGGAACTCGGTACTTACCACGACCGACACGATTCGATTCTTCTTTGGTGAAGAACCCTACAGAACCAAGACCAATTTTTGTTGCAATCTCTTTCAGTTCGGTACGGGTAATAGTATTCTTACCAGTAGAAATAAGAGCATCAATAAATTGTTGTTTGAGTTCGGCACGACTAGACATAATATAAAACTCCTATCACGATTGTTATACGACCATTATATCAGAAAAAGGAGC